TGACGACGTCGTTGAGCTCATCAAAGACGGCGCGATCGACGCCGTCTCGGTTGGGGTCAACCCGATTGACGCCTCGTATGACCAGGATGGCACCCTTGTGGTTGCTAAAGGCGAGTGGATGGAACTATCGTTAGTCACAGCACCAGCGTTCGCCGGGGCACAGATCACCGAGGTTGCAGCGGCCGAGGGCACACAACAGGAGACCGCACAAGTGGAAGCAACCAAGGACGTCCAGATCGAAAGCGCGGCAGCTGTGTCAGCTCAGCCGCAGACCGTGTCGGCACCCATTTGGGCCGAGGCAAAGAAGTCGTTCAAGCTTCCTTCGCCGACCGAGTACATGGCCTCGTTCGTGCGCGGTGGCGCTGACTTTGCTCAGCTCAACGCCAACATCAAGGCTGCCGCTCCCGACATCACGACCGCTGACACGCCTGGCATCCTGCCCGAGCAGATCGTCGGCCCGGTGTACGACGGCCTCAATGCAATTCGCCCGTTCGTTTCGGCGATCGGCGTTCGTGCGATGCCGCAGAGCGGTGCGACGTTCCGTCGTCCCAAGATCACGACCCGTCCGGTCGTGACGCAGCAGCCGACGGGCCAGCTCAACCCGCTTGACCCGTCGACGGTCGGCGTGTCCAACACGGACATCAGCAAGCTCACGTTCGGCACCTACGTCACGTTGTCCGAGCAGGATTTGGACTGGACTGACCCGAACAGCCTCGCGATCGTCCTTGACCAGCTCGCAATCGCGTACGGTCAGGCCACCGACAACTACGCCATTGACACCATGGTGTCGGGCGTGACCCAGTTTGAGACGCTCAACGCTTTCGACGGCAAGGACATTGTCGAAGCCATCTACGGCGCCGCTTACCAGATCAGCAACAGCTCGAACTACCTGCCGACGCATTACTTCGTTGCGCCGATTGTCTGGGCCAAGCTCGGCATGGCAGTTGACAACGCTGACCGTCCGGTGTTCCCGTTCGTTGGTTCGACGAACCTGATCGGCCAGAACGCCGCAGGCTCGCAGTCGGCGACGTCGTGGAACGGCAACCCGCTCGGCTTGTCGCTCGTCGTTGATAAGAACATGGCTGGCGGCACGGGCTCGGGCAACCTGTTCGGCGTCGTCGGTCACGCAGCCGGCCCCGCCGCTGGTTTCGAGTTCTACGAACAGCAGAAGGGCGCAATCAGCATCGACGTTCCCTCGACGCTTGGACGCACGATCGCCTTCCGTGGCTACGCAGCCGCGTTCATGGCCGATGCGACCAAGTTCGTCAAGGTTCTCGTCGCCTAACTAAGACCTCCTCCAAGGCTGCTAACGATGGCTGCGTTGACCGTCACCCATAAACAGGTGACACAAAACGTGGCCATCGTTCAGCTTTTACAGGAGCATGAGCTACAAATCGGCCAGTCGTTCACCCTGTCCGGGATGGGGGCGCCTTGGAATGGCACCTTTGTCGTCACTGGACTTCCGAACTATGAGCTCATTGACCTCAGTGACCAGGGTGACCCGATCTACGACATTGACGGCCCGATCATTCTCGGGCAAGTTCAATTCGCGCTGACCACCGCCGACGTCATCCGCCAAGCCGCCACCGGGACGCTGACCTACACCATCACGTGCACGTGGGCCAGCTTGGCCAACTTGGAGGACTACCTCGGCATCACGTTTACCAACCCCAGCACCGACTACGACCGCGCCACCTTTGCAGTCAACGCAGCCAACGCATTCGCGTATCGTCGCCGTCAAGAGTCGGGCTACTTTGACGCCAGCGTCAGCACCGCGCCCAGCGCCGATGTGCTGCTCGGGACGATCAGCTATGCGGCGGCCTTGTACAGGGAAGCTGGCTCAATCGACCAGTTCGCTTCCTTCGACCCGCTCGCCACAGGCGCCCCCGTTGGTGGCAGCTTTGGTCAAATCTTGCGCCTGCTGGGCTGCAATCGCCCCCAGGTGGCGTAATGCCTGACAACGCTTTCAACGATGGATACAACGCCATCGTCACCATTCTGGGCACAGCGACCGGGCTCACGATTGCTGACGACCCGCGCAACATCAACCCGCCAGGCATCCTCGTGCAAGCCCCGAGCATTACCATGCACAGCAACAACGTGGCCGAAATGGAATTTGCCGTCACCGTCATTGGTACCGGGCCTGGCAACAAAAACGCTTTGACCAAGCTGCTTGAAATTGCCGACAAAGTCCGTGAAGGCAAAATTGGCCTCAAATCTGCTCGCCCCACAGTGCAGCAAATCGGCGGCGCAGAATACCCGGCGTATGAGCTAATCATTGTCACTAAAGTGCAGGCCAACGCTTAGACTAAAATCGGGCGGGCAGCCCCACAAATCAAAGGAGTCAACAAATGGCGAACCCCACCACACTCGTTCCGTCAGCAGTTTTCAAAGTCGGTGCCGCTGTTGGCTCGGTTGTCGATTACACCGACCAGTGCAAAGCCTTGAGCGTCAACAAGTCACGTGACGCTTTGGATGCCACGTCGTTCGGCCTCACTGGGTACTACCGGGTGGGCGGGCTCACCGACTGCACCATGACCGCCACGCTGCTCGTCAACGACACCATGATCAACGCTCTGTCAGCGTTGGTCGGAACGAACGTTTACGCCGCGGGCCGCCGTTCGTCTGGCGCGATCAGCTCGACAAACGTCGAGTATCAGTTGACCGGGGGTTATTTTTCAAGCTTGGACGTCGTGAATGCAACCGTGGGGGAGCTCAGCGAGGTTGAGGTCGTCGTCAGCGGCGGCGTCCTCGTTGAGGACACGACCCCGTGAAGCTAAAAATCACAATGGCCTACGCTCACCCGTCAGGCCAAATTGTGACAGACACAGTCACTACCAACCTGGGCACGATCTGCGCCTGGGAGGACGAACACGGCACCAGCTCCAAAAACCTTGTCGCCCGCGAACAGCTGAAAGACTTTGGTTGGCTGTTTTGGCACAAGCTCACCAAGCTCGGCAAAGAAAACCGAACCTGGAAAGAATTCGAGGACTGCTTAGAGGAGCTCATCGAGGTGGCTCCCATTGAGGCAAACCCTACGGAAGCGGCAGCATCCGCCGCCAGCTAGCTGATCTATTGCTTGCAACTGGATACTGGCCGCAAGACGTAGAGTTCGGGCTCAGGGATTTAGCGACAGTACAACTATTGGCAAAGAAGGCAGCCCAAAAGAGGAAACAGTGAGCGTCGAAACAACACTGACAGTAGTTGGCATCAAGGATGCCCTACGAGTGTTGAACAGCATTGACAAAACCGCTCGACGCGATCTGACCAAACGATACAAAGAAGTCGTTGGCGATGTTGTGCGTGCGATCGGTGAAATGATTCCCAAAACTGCGCCGCTGTCCGGCTTCGAACGATCGTGGGACCCAAGCCGCAATCGACCAGTCGCACGCAGCACATTCAGACGCGACATCGTGACAGGCATTTTGGCACAACGTCGCCGGCAGGAAGGCGAAAACGCCATTTTGCCGTATGCGTTCCGAGCTAGCCAAGTCACGGCAGGGGTCAGTGGAAAAAGGCCGCGACGTCACAGCGCTGGCTTCTACACACACCTAGCGACGTTTTACATTAGGACAACAAGCCCGGCCGCCGAACTATTCGACATGGCTGGAAAGGCTGGCGGCACTACGCCGCAAGGCCAAAGGATGATTGCCGCATTGAATGCCCGTTTCGGCAAACCGTCGCGCGTAATGTGGCCGACATACGAAAATCACAGCAGTGATGTGCAAGACGCTGTTAGGCGTATCGTTGATGACTTGATGAATCAAGTAAACCGTGAGCTGAGGTAATTGTGGCAGTCACTATCCCTATTGTCAGCGAGTTTGACGGTAAGGGGATAAGCCGCGCCGTTGCGGAATTCAAGCAGCTTGAAACGGTCGGGGAAAAGGCACAGTTTGCTTTGCGCAAGGCTGCCATTCCAGCTGCGGCAGCTTTGGGCGCGTTGAGCGTTGCCGCATTCTCAGCCACAAAGGCTGCCGCCGAGGACGCCAAAGCCCAAGAGCTGCTCGCACAAACCCTACGCAACTCGACAGGCGCCACCGATGACCTGATCGCCGCCAACGAGGACTACATCGCCACCACGGAACGGGCTGCAGCCGTCGCAGACGATCAGCTACGGCCAGCCCTCGGCAACCTTGTGCGCGCCACCGGGGACGTCACCCAATCCCAGCAGCTACTCAACCTGGCCCTTGATATCAGCGCCGCCACTGGCCGCGACCTTGAATCTGTGTCGATCGCTTTGGCTAAGGCCAGTCAAGGTCAAGCCACGGCCCTACAACGCCTGGGCGTCCCGCTCGATGAAGCGCTGGTCAAAACAAAAGACTTTGAAGGCATTGTCAGCGTGCTCACCGACACGTTCAACGGCGCTGCCGCAACAGCTGCCGAAAGCTTTGAAGGCCGTATGCAGCGTGTGGCAATTGCCATCGACAACACCAAAGAAAACATTGGTGCCGCGCTCATCCCAATTATCGAAAAGCTGCTGCCTTACGTTGACCGGGCCTCACAATTCATTGAGGAAAACACCGAAATCGTACTCATTGCTGGCGCAGCATTCTCAGGCTTGGCAGGCTTCATCCTGGCGGCCAATACTGCCCTCAAACTGTACAACATCACCGCAGCCATTACCAAAGGCATCAACGAAGCCCTCGGTGCCACAGCTGTCGGTGCCGGATTCCAAATGCAAACCTTTGCAGGCAAACTGGGCATTGCCACGTTCGCTGCCTGGGCGCTTTACGAAAGTTACAAAAACCTGTCAGCCGAGGGTGGCCGCACATTCAAAACCCTGACGAATTACGCGGTGGACTTTGCCAACCTTTTCATCGCAGCTTTGGAAAAAGCGGCGTTCGGCGTCAACTACTTCATCAACACCCTGATCAAGGGGTACAACGCAATCAACTTTGGGCTTGACGACATCCCGTACCTGCCCGAGGACATCAACCTCGGCCGCATCTCAATGCCTTTTGACGTCAACGGGGAACCCATGGGCGGTATGCGTATCGGTGCCATCCCCGACCGTTTGCCCTCCCCCACCCGGGTGCTGCCGACAGGTGGCGGCGTTGGAGGCGACGAAACAACTGGCGGCGGTGGCGGGGGAGCAGGCACCATGCCTGCTGGTATCAACATTGACCCGCGCGCCCTAGAACTTGGCGGGCCTTCTTTTGCCAACCTAGAGGATTACGGCAAAACGGAATCGGCACGCCTCGCCGACCTGGAACTCCTCAATGCTCAGCCTGCGATCAACGTCACCGTCAACACAGTCACAGCCCCCGCCGACCTAGGCCAGACCATCGTTGACGCGCTCATCCAATACAACCGAACTAGCGGCCCGATCGACATCCTCGTTGTATGAGCACCGTCGTCCAATCAGGCGATTACGTACTAGAGCTCGACACGGGCTTCGACGTAGGCAGCTTCAGGCTTGACGACACCCTCAAAGGCGTCCTTGACAACACCACCTATTTGCTAGGCCCCACAACCCAATACGCAGACATCACAAACAACGTCACCAAAATCGTCTACCGCCGCGGGCGCCGCAAACCTGACGACCAGTTTGGTGCAGGCACCATGTCATTCACCATGCTGGACAACACAGGCATTTTGGGCCCGTACGACTCCAGCAGCCCCTACTACGACCCAGCAAACAACGAGCCCGGGCTTGCCCCCATGCGCCGCGTCAGGCTTAGTCGCGACAACGAATACCTGTTCCAAGGCACCGTCATTGCCTACGACTACGGTTTTCAAATGGCTGGTCCCAACACCGTCACCGTCAACTGCGCAGACGACTTTTACAAGCTTGCACAGGCGTACCTTGACGAATGGAACGTCGGCGTGGAAACGACGAGCCAACGCCTTACCAGCCTGTTAGCGCTGCCCGAGGTCAACTACACGGGGCCAACCTCAATTGAGGCCAGCACGATCGCCCTGGGGCATGACAGTGCCTACACCGTCCCGGACGGCACCAACGTGCTTGCCTACATTGGGGCTATTCAACGCGCTGAGCAGGGTCGAGTGTTTATGTCCCGCGATGGCGTACTGACCTTCCAAAAGCGCATTGGCACCACCCTCAGCAACCCGGTCATTGTTTTTGA